GTGCTCCATGATAAGCTCAGAAACCAGTTTAGAAAGCGCTTTTCCGTTAATGCGGCCCAGCGCTTTCGTCAAGGATTCCGTGTCCAAATCCACACCGTCGAACATTTCCATTTCAACGGCATCCTTATCATCGCTTGCCACAGCCACAGAGCCGAGGATGGGCAGGAGAATAGATGCCACATCGCCAAAAATATAGAGGGCGTCTTTAGCTCCAAACGGGCGAATCTTGAACTGGTATTCGCCAATGGAGACATCGCGCATCTCCATCCGTTTCATTTTCATGTTACATCATCCTTTCCTTATTCCGGGGCAAACTCGCCCACACACCGGATGGTCCACTCCTGATCGCCGCCTTTTGCGCCGTACACGATGGGCGCGGGCTTGGACACCCATGCCTTAGATGCCGTAAACTGGGGGTTATCTCCCAAATCACGAATCATCAGCGGGAAGAAATAGCCTCCAGAGGACTGCTTTTGCAGGTTGTAGAGCTTACGCAGAACTGCGTTTGACTTGGAACCATACTTAAAAATCATCTTAACTTCATAGCGAGGGTCATCGGAGTTGGAGACTACGACTTCGCCATCGGCGCCCGCCTCATCGGTGATACCGTCACCCTGCGGCGTAATAGTGATACAGTTATCACCTGCAAAGCCGCTCGGCATATGGGAGCCGATTGCGCAGATGACATTCTTAAAAGAATAAACGTGAACATCGGCACGAGCCATTTAACGCATCTCCTTTCGCTTAATAGTTCAACGTACCGCCAATTTCCGTTGCAATCAGCGCACCAGCCAACTGTGCCGACCACTTCACTTTCGGCAGCACGCGGGTCTTGCGTGTTGCCGCATCCAGCTCTGCAGCTTTCGGAACGGTAATGGTATAGGACGGGGTAATAGTTCCAGTTGCTTCATCGCTAGACGGCCGTGCGATGCCACCCGCTTCCACGCCTGCATCCAACGCCGCAGTCACGGCATTCTGAACCAGCCCGATACCGGGATCCGTATAAGGAACCTTGGGCAAAGAAAGCATCAAATTGATAACATTCTGCTGAATCTGAGTCTTGAGCCAGTCACGGAAGCGAATAGTATCAATCCACTCGCCTGCGGACACCTTGCCGCCCTGTACCATTGCCTGACTGCCGATGGTGGTGTAGTACGAGACATTGCGGCTTTCCAAGCTGGTGATGTCCGTGGTGGACAGGCTCTGCGCCTCGACCATGCTGAGGGACTTATACGCCCACAGTTCGCTGCCCGGCTCATACGACAAGAACTTGGCCGCATATGCCGCATTCACGCAGTCGTTTTCTTTCGTTGCATGAATGACGGCCGTGCGGAACATCGCATCGGAGACAGGCGATGCGGAAATTCCCGTAGTCTCACAGACGCAGAACTTCTCATTGGATTCCGTCCAGTCTGCAATGCTCTGGTAAAAATCCTCCTTGATGCCTGCCGGACAGATGCAGTACCAGCCCGGAACCGCCTTTGCGCGGTCAAGAGTAACATCTACCTTTTCCGCCGATCCGGAAGTTGTCTTCTGAACAGCCACCATCACCATGGTAGCTTTGGGCGACTGGGCAAAGACCTTGGATGCGGCGATATAAACCGGGTCGTCCGTCGAGAAGCCGGCACTCTTCAGATCCTGCGTACCGGTATAACCAGCAACATCGGGAGTCATATGACCGCCGGGAGTTTTCGGCAGGGGGCCGATGATAAGGATGGTGTCATAGCCGCCGTCGATTGCCATTGCTTCCGAAATGGCAATATCGACCTTGATGATTTGGTCAATGGTCATGCTCTCACTCCTTTATTCCTTGATTTGTGGTTCAATTTCAACTTCTGTGAAATATCCAGCCTGCATATCTGCAAGCTCTTTCGATGCCGCGCTGTCGTGGTCGGCAATGTACGCACCGTCCTGTGGATGCAGTGCCGCATACTCCTTCGTGTTCTGAACGAAATCCACAGAAAAAGAACAGCGCGCCCGTTCCACACCGGACACGCTGTTATGGATCTGCTCTGGGTTTCCTGTGGCCGTTACCGAAATGTTCAGCAGACGCATTTTATCTTCTGCGTAGGAGCTTTGGAAAAAGCGGATACTCTGGGCAAGGTCATCAACAGCCGTTGACAGAAGAGCCTTTTTTACTCCGCCGCCATGAACCACCTTGCTCTGCGCAACCAGCTCCGCAGAAAACGGCATGCTCATGTACCATGTCTGCTGCAAAATCCCATCATCTACGTATTCGTCAATTTGAGAACTGTCGGCGGCATCAAAGTCAAGCACGACGTAGGGCGCAGGCGGGCGGGCCGCATTGCCGGGGTAAGCGTAAATGACCGTGCAGGCAGGGTAAAGCTCCATGAAAAACTTACGAATCTCGGCCCTGCACTCAGCTTCCGTCATCGTCCCTCTTCCCCCTTTCATTCTCGCCATCGACCGCCTCAAACTCCGAAATCCAGTGCGACAGAATAGTGTTCCCCCAGTAAATCGACGACTTGCAGACGTACCACTTGCCCATGTAGAACAAGCGGTCACCGTCCGTCTGATCGTCAGACTCCGCCGGGTGAAGCTCCATGTCGCTGTACACCGTCAGCGTTCCCGTGGTCGTCCGGCCCGCCGGGTCATCTTGGTTCCGTCTCGTCTTGGCTTGAACATCCAGCATAAGCTGCACATCCTCATACCCGGCGGACGCCACACCATCTTCCCAGCTGGTTCTTCCGTACCGCCGCACTTTGTAAGACCGTTTGAAGATGTTCATTTTTCCCCTTTCACGAGGCGAAATCCGCACTGCTGTCTCATGGCTCCAGTGTCAATCAAAGGCTTTGTAGAGCCTTTTCCGTCAATATGGACTGGGACAGGGCCATTTTTTCCGTACTCGTTTACCATCCATCCACCATCAACCGTAATCGGCGCATTAGGCGTCCAATCTTCGTCTCTGATAGCGTCCTGAATCATAGAACTAGCTTGAGCACCGATTGCACTCGCTACAGTTTCGGCGGTATTGAGGTTCGACGCCGCTTGATGTGAGAACTCCGCCAATTCATCGGGGTGCTTTTGAAGTGCATCCATGAATGGACGTGCCGGGATCATCACGGAGCCATCCTTATGCAAAGTCCCATAGTGATTCCAATAGGCAATCTCTGCCAGCGAGGTCTCGCCGTCAATCGCCATTTGATCGGCTTGGTATCCGACCTCAACAACGATGTCTTCCAGTTCATCCAGCATTGACAGTGCCGCTCTTCCCTCCGGGGTCAGGTCGAGCCCAAATTCTCCGGCAATAGCCATACATTCACCCTCTTACCGAATCATAATGGGAACGATATGCCTGTTCCGAATCTCGATGAACTGCAACCCATACGATGTGAGCTGATAGGCTGCGTCCCCCGCTGTTCCCGCAGTAGACGTCGCAAAGGAAATGCTTACGCCACCTTCGGATACGCTGGCAAGGCGTCCAGTGTTGGCGATGGTTCCCAGCGAGTCGTCGCCGCTGCCGGCCATCTTCATGGCGTGGCACGTTAAAAGAGCCAGCGCCAAATTATAATCAGCGCCAAACTTCTTTCGGGAAATAACAGGGGCTTGAAGCTCAATCCAGAACTTGATGTCCTCATCGGACGCCCCTTTGAACTCAGCTCCCACCATCTTCACGATTTTGGTGATTGCCTCTACATCGGCGGCATCCATCAGGACTCATCCTCTGCGGTGTCCTCTGCAATGGCGTCAGGCTCCGCATTGGGATTCTTTGCCTTGCCACGGGTCTTCTTCTCCGCAACTTCCTGCACATAGCCCATGCTGATGTAGAACGCCACTGCATCAGCATAGACAGCCTCAACCTGTGCGGTCTCGCCGGGGAGCAGGGAGACATCGCCAATGCGAATCGGCTTCACGCTGATATTCTTGATTTTCATAAGCAGGCTCCTTTCTTACAGACCGTAGACGAGGCAGGCGGACAGCGGATAAGGAATGACCATTCCGGCGTCGCGGCCCTCACAGTTGATGACGATTTCGAGGTTGCGGTCCTGCGGCGCATGCTGGAGGAATGCCATAGGCACATCATGGTACATCTTATCGGCGTCCTTGGTGTACAGCAGACCGATGTTCTTTCCAGTGGTGT